AAGTTGAAATATTCTATAGGGGCATCATCAGTAGCTTCAATGATAGGCTCTAATTCCTCTAATACTTGTGTATTACTCTTCGCCATGCTTAATTTAGATACAGTCTCCCCCTACATTCCCCTAATGTATTTTCTAAGAGTACAGAAGTTTTCAAAAGTATGCAATAGAGAATATGAAAAAAGTATGTCTATTTATCCAAATACTCTGACAAAAATGACAAAAATAAAATATTCGCCAAAAGCCCTTAATATAAGGCTTTCGCTTGTCACAATAGCTATGACAAAAACCCGACAAAATTAAACATCAAACTCAAAATCAAAATCAGGCGTAAAAACTATGCTGTTTGGAGTCTCAACATACTGTGAAATCATCTCATCTACCGCCTTTACGCAACTAGCTTCATCAAAACCAGTCTCTTCCAGGAGTCTAGCAAAAGCATAACTCATGACCCTCTTATAAGTAATGACACGCTCCACACCTCTGAAATTGTGATTTGTAACCATGCTGTCTAAAGTATCAATCATTTCCTGTATATCAGGAGTTTCTTGCTTATCCTTTATGTTTACTATCTTTAAATCACTCATAACTAAATATATATAAAATAGGGTACAAAGAGTGGACATCTCTATACATATCCTTATAATAACACTTTTTAACAAAGGAGAAACTATGAGTAAAAATACAGCAGAGGATCTGCTTAGGAAGGATAAGTTTAATTACCTTATCCATCAACTAAGCAATCATCTAAAAGATCTAGAACAAGCTCTTAGAGAGCAAATACAAGAGATAGAAGAACAGGAAGAGCAAGAGGAGCAGTTTATCTGTGAAACTTGCGGAAAACCAGCCGATTACAAAAAAGGCGGACTATTCTTTTGTATGGAGCATCTCAATTGAGTTTTCTAACACCTAAATTCTTCTCTACACCTTTTATCTATGATGACGATCTTTCTTGGAAAGATAACTACGCAGAATGGCTAAGGATAACCAACAAAGAACTTAAGGCTTGGGGAGAAGATGAACTATCCTACGTTGACGGTATGCGAGCTTTCGCAAAACAATGGGGATTTAAATCAAAACATGCAGAGAGGAGCAAAGATGGAACAACACACTAAACTACCAGAGTTTTTAGAAACTAAAGAGTATCTTGTAATAGGAGAAGCATTCTATTTTCCAGATATGTCCAATGACGATTATCATTCGGGTCCAGGACACTCATCATCAACAGTAAGAAGATTTATGCAATCTGAGGTTCATGCACTAGAGGAGGAAGTAAAAGATTCTCCAGCACTTAGATTCGGGACTGCAGCACACGCTTATATTGTAGAAGGCGAGAACGCTTTTGCAAAAGAGATTGCTTGCATCTCTGGATCTCCTTACACAAAAGCAAACAAAGAACTGAAAGCAGACTTTGAAGAAAGAGGTTATACAGTCATATCAGCAGACGACAGAGAGAAGATACATGCTATGTCTAGACATCTAATACCTGAAGCAGATAAATACTTACATCCAGAGATAGGAGAATATCCTTCTGTGTTTGAAGTACCGCATGAAAGAGCTATCTATTGGTATGAAGGAGACTTGCTTCTCAAGGTAAAGTCAGATGTACTCAGACACCCAATTAAGTCGCCTTACGCTACCAATGAGATCATCTTAGTAGACTACAAAACTACACAAGACTGCTCTCCATACGGATTCTTGCAATCTGTTAAGAAGTATCAATACGATATTCAAGCAGCTTGGTATAAAAGAGGATTTGAAAAGGCGGGATTCAAAGTAACAGATTTCTATTTTGTTGCACAAGAAAAGACTATGCCTTTTGCAAATAAGATATTCAGGGTCAGCGAATCGGATATGGAAGTTGCTTGGAATAAAATCAAACATGCTTTACCGAGATTTGAACAAGTGTTGAATGGCGATAAAGCTAAGATCTATAACTCACCAGATATAGTCGATCTATATGTCTGGACAAAACCAATAGGAGAAGAATAATGGAGGAAAAATATGCACAAATACTAGAAGTAGCTAAAAGTTTAGACAAAGTTAAAAGCTACATTTTTGAAACAGGTAAACCAGATGTTTACTCTGCAAAAGAAAAGGAGATAGATGAAGCAATAGATGTTATTGACGACTATCTGCAACGAAATTTAGACACACTACTAGGTAAGGAGGAGTAATGAATAAAGCAAAAATTTTAAGAAAAATACTACGTAACGAAAGAACCATGACACAAATACTTGAAAGGCTTGAAAGATATCGAATTAATTACGAAGAACTTGAGGGAGAAGTAAAACTTTTATATGCAGACTTGCACATGCCCTACACATCTTCCGTTAATCTTCTGGATCTACCCTTTCTTGAAAAACTTACAGGTAAAAATTCTAAAAGAGACATATTAATCATGAAGGAGTGGAATGAAAATCTCGATAGCACTTTACAATCTATTGCTGATAAATATGATCTAACTAGAGAAAGGGTAAGACAGATTTTAGAAAAATGGGAAGATATTGGATATCACATAAGAGAACCTAAAGATAGAACTAAGTTTCGCAGAAAAAAAGAACTTGATTCTGTTCATGAAGAAATTGTTAATGCTATTGAGTCTTGTTATGGAACACCTAAATTTTCAAAGTGGAAAAAAAGTTTCTATAAAAAAGCTAACTTATGGCAAAGGAGATATTTTAAAGAAATTTTGCATAAATATTGGAAAGAAGGAAAAGCAGATCCATTACTGTTCGTAGATGTTGAAAATATCAAACTTAAAAAAAGGCACTATAAAATTTTAAAGATGAAAAAATCTGGCATGCAGTTAAAAGATATAGGAAAAAAACTAGGCATATCAGAGCAATTAGTTGCTTATGCGATTAGAGATTTGAAACAGGCACATCTACTTGCCCATGAAAGTATAACTCAAGTTGAATCTGTATCTTTATCTAAAGAGGAAGTTGATAGAAGGCTTAACAAAATGAGACAAAAAGTTATTGAAGGCATAGCTTTGAGTAATTTAGATCAAGAAGGAAATATAAAATACGATATTGGAACTAGCAACGCTACTGCCATGCATTTTGTTAGACGACACTTTTTAAAACCTCTCAAATTAGGAGGTCAAAAATGACTCAGTATTCATCTCAAGTAGAGGCACAACAAGCTTTACTAGAAGCTGAAGAATGGGCAAAACAAATAGATTGGATTATTACCGACAACTTAGATAATACTAGTTACGGTTTCAATTACCCAAGAGAAGAAAAATTAGGTGTATGCCATTGTATAAAATACAACTCAGGTATTGTTAAATGCGAAAACATTTATACAGGTAAAATTACTTACTTTGGAAAAAGGTTAGAGGGTAGGGAATTATTAGATAAATATTTGTTCGGTTGAGGGTAGCTCGCTCAACCAACAAGCTACCCAACGTCCAGGAAATGAATCTTATAGGAGAGTCCTGAACGCTTAGAATGGGGGAGGTGGATTCTCTTCCGCATCACTACTCGCAAGATTTTCTAACTGTTTGAAAGTTAGTATCTTGTTTCTGTAGGATGTTCTTTTTTGTCCTTCCTGATCCAACCAATCTTCTTCAACTTTATCTAAAGCAATCTGAACTTTTTTACCAATAAGCTCATCTTCCTTTTCGATCTGCTCTTTAAATCCTATGGCTTTTAAAAGTTTTGTCCATCTTTGTGTAGCAATATTTTTGTAATCTTCTTTATCGCTCCACAAGTTAAAGTATTCTGTGACATCTTTAAACTTGCCGTCAGCAACTTGGAAAACAACTTTAAAGCTAGTGTTACCAGCTTTACTAACATGCTCCATAGCTTCTAAAACTTTACAATCATAGTCTCCCTTAGGAGCCACCTCTGGCCCTAAAGGAGCTTGAAGATCTAGATCACCCATAAATTCAACATCTTTGAATAACGACATTAGCTACCTCCTTCTGCTGATTTTACTTCTTGTACTTTTGGAGCAGAAGAAATAAAACCTAGTTTGGTAATTAAGTTTGTTAGGTTTGGTTGTTCAAACGGTTCCAACAAACCACTTCTATCTTTTGCATTAAACCCTTGTCCAATTTCTGTTTGCAACCATCTTTCTCTAGTAAGGTTGCCCTCATCATCTTGTCTTTCAATGACTCTTAACGCTAAGACCTCATCAAAAAAGTAAGGGATAGATTGACCAAGTTTGGCTCCTACCATTTTTGGTTCATGAACAAGAGATCCATCTACATTCAGTTTCTCTTCTTTACAAAGAAAAATAACATGCATCTGCAAATCTCTGAAAGCTCTCATAACATTAGTAACAGTTTCTTGAACATTACCATAAGCCATTCTGGCATCTTTATGTTTAGCTTTCTCAGCAGATAGTAAAAGTTCACTAATCTCTGAAATAGAATCTAGGCATACCGTGTCGTACTTGCCTTTAAGTTTTCCGTTTCTAAGAGAGTTGTGAAGCTCCATAACTTCTGCTGCTTCTTTTACTTCTATTGCATCAATGTTTGGTTTGTCCTTAATTGATAGCAATCCAGCTTCTGCACTTATGACAAGTTTCTTGCCAGGAGCGGTAGAACAAAGATATGTTTTACCAGATCCAGAAGCCCCATACACTAGCACTTTAGCGCCTTGGTCTTGAACCATAGCACTAGGGCTAACTATATTATCTTCTATACTCATAGTTCACCTCCGTTAAAAAAGTATTGCGTGAGTGTACTATATTAGTTACACTCCGTAAATCTTTTTTTATCGGAGGAGTAACTTGTCACAAACGCATAGCGAAGTCTGGAAAGCAAACTACTATTTTAGAACAGCTATTATTGCAGCAAGAGAACTCAAAAAAATGGAACGGCTTAACATCAAGCCACAAAACACAAACAGGAAGGTAAAAAGTATGACATTAAGAGAATGGATAGAGTTCTATGGAATGAAAGCTTCTGCTGAATTATTTAATGTTTCAGAGTCAACCGTGAAAGCTTGGAGATATGGTTATAGATTGCCATCTATAAAACAGGCACAAAAAATTATACAGGCAACAGACGGAAAGATTGGCTATGAATCAATGTATGGAGCGATAAAAGATATAGTTGATCAAAAGGATGTTTCAGCTAAATCTATCTGAGAACGATACAGCTTTAGAACTCGCAGAAGCCTATCATACAGAAGGCTATAGCGTTGTTCCTCTATTGAGAGCCAATAAAAGACCGTTAGAGGATTGGAAGAAGTATCAATATGAAAGACCAACTGAAGAACAAATTCAGAAATGGTTTACAAATAGAGATGATTTAGTTGTTGCTTTAGTATGTGGGGATTTTTTAGTAGTTGATGCAGATAGTCCTGAAAGTATGGATTGGGTTGAAAAGAATTTACCACCTAGTCCTTTCAGAGTTATAACAAGTAAAGGCATGCATTTTTATTACAACAATCCGCAAAACTTTTCTACCTTTGCTACTAAAAGAACTGCAACTACACCTATTGAACGACATATAGATATCAGAGGAACAGGAGGTTTGATTGTAGCTCCACATAATAGGCATGCTAGTGGAGCCATTTATAAGCCTGTTACATTTCCTGATTGGAAGGTAATGGATGTTACAGACTTACCTGACTTTACAGATGTAGAGTGGCACAAGGTTACAGGGGTTGCTAAAACAGAAACACAAACTACCGTTTCACCTTTTTCGTTAGATGGTGTGAACGAGGGGTCAAGAAATGATCAGGCAGCAAGATTAGCGGGTTACTTAATATCAAAAAATATAAACCAAGAGTTTGTTAAGTTTTTCTTACAATCTTGGAATACAAACAACAATCCGCCATTACCACAAAAAGAAGTAGATACTGTTGTAAGGAGCGTTAGAGAAACACACGATAGAAAGAATGCAAAAGCTCCTCTGTTTGTATCTTATGAAGAATCCATACCAAGACCAAAAGATCTCTTCAATCCTCCAGGCTTGGTTAAAGATATGTTTGAGTATTGTGAACAAATAGCACAAGTGTCTCAGCCTGAACTTTCAATGGTAGGAGCTTTGTCTCTTGCTAGTGTAAGTTGTGGAAGGATCTACAGTACAAATATAAATAATTTTTCTAGTTTGTTTTTTATGGGTATTGCTAAGTCAGGGCAAGGTAAAGAAAACATAAAAACATTTGTAGAAAGAAACCTAAACGCTTCAAACCATAGTGCTTTGCTTGTAGGAGATGGTTATACATCTAGTGGAGCAGTACATTCAATACTTAAATATAGACCTACTCAGATTACCATAATGGACGAATTTGGAAAAAGATTAGAGGCTATCAGCAATCAAAGCAATTCTAACAGAGAAGACGGTCTACAGACGCTTATGGAGGCTTGGGGAAGGTGTCATGGGACACTAAGACCAGATAACTACTCAATGATGAATGTACCTGAACAATATAGAGAACAATTCATGAATAGAATAACGCACAAGCCCGCAATCACATTAGTAGGACTATCTGTGCCAAAAAACTTTTATAGAGCTTTGAACTCTGGCCGTATAGCAGATGGTTTTTTAAACAGGTTTATTGTCGTTGAATCAAAAGAACCAAGAAAAATGTCAGCACTCAAAGAGTCTAGTACACCACCTAAAAAAATTACTGATTGGATAGATGGAGTTAGATATCCAAAAACAAGATTAATGGCAACTGCTATTAACAATGCTGAAATGGACTTTAAGCAACAAGTTTTAAAGTTTGATGATTTATCTAAGGAGCTGTTGAATGATTTAGCAAGAGATATAGTCAAGCGCCAAGACGTATTGGAAAAAGATAACTTAGAGCCTTTGTTATCAAGAACAAGAGAAAAAGCCATGCGTTTATCTTTGTGCTGTGCATTAGCGGATAATGTAAATGCAGAAACAATTTCTGGAGATATTACTAAATGGTGTATAGACTATGTTAATTATTACGACAGTATCTTTATTGAAGCTTGTAGGGATAAGGTAGCAAGTTCTGCAACTGAGTCAAAAATAAAACAAGTTTTAAACTTTATAAGATCCAGAAACGGAGATGGTATTTCAAAAAGAGAGGTCGATAGACATGAACTATTTAGAAGCATGAAGTCACATGAAGTTAAAGAAATTATTGATAGGTTGATAAATGCAGGCGAGATACAAGAAGTTGAGATAAAGGTTGGAGGTAAAGGCAGACCAGCTAAAAGATTTGTTGCAGTAGATCCAAATTATTTTGAGGAATAGATGAAAATAAATAAATTTTATTACACCCCCCTACCTGATTATTTAGAGATAAAAAAAAGTAAAATTGACGGTATGGGTATCTTTGCGAAAGAAGATATAGAGCAAGATACTAATATTGGTATTACACATGTTCAGATACCAATACTTACAAACTACCTCAGAACTCCATTAGGAGGCTTTATAAACCACTCAAAAAAAAATAATTGCTATTTAGCAGAAATGCTGAATTGGGATTGTTATAAGGTTTTTAATCTGTTCTCAGAGGTTGATATATTAAAGGGCGAAGAAATTACGCTTAACTATCATATACACGATTTATAGAGGTAATTATGAAACCACCAAGTTTTGAAACTCATCAGGATCAAAAAAGAGAAGAAAGGGTAGCGGGATTTTTAGAAGGCTTATGGAATGTAAGTTGTTTTAAGTTGCCTGTAAGTTATGCCTTAGATTATTGGATCGAATCTAAAGAAAGATGTTATTGGTGTGAAGTCAAATGTAGAACCTTTGAGGGGGATAAATATGATACTTTCATAATCTCTGCCAAAAAATTTAGGAAAGGAGCTTCTTATGCAGAATCTACCAAAGTACCATTTATTTTAGTTTATGCTATGAAAGATAGTGTTTGGTGTCATGAATATGACCCAAAGTTTAAATATGATTTAAGAATGAATGTGAACACTTCTCCTGAATCAGATGAAGATAACGAACCCTTCGTCCATATACCAAAAGATAAAATGATTTGTTTGTCTGATAAACCATTAGGTATGGATAGAAATGAAATAGGCATTTTATGAATGTATTAAGTTTATTTGATGGTATGAGTTGTGCACAACTCGCTTTACAAAGATCGGGCATCAAAGTAGATAAATACTATGCAAGTGAAGTAGATAAATATGCTATTGAAATTACACAAAAAAACTTTCCTGACACTATACAAGTTGGAGATGTAACAAAATTAAAAGCAAAAGATTTCAAAGATATAGATCTAATAGTCGCTGGATCTCCATGCCAAGGTTTTAGTTTTGCGGGTAAGCAACTTGCATTCGATGATCCAAGATCGGCTTTGTTTTTTGAATTTATAAGACTGCTAAAAGAAATAAAGCCAAAATATTTCTTACTTGAGAATGTAAGAATGAAAAAAGAATTTATAGAAGTTATTACACAACAAGTCTCTGATTGCTATCCTGATCATCAGGGTTCGGGACTCTTTCCAGGATTGATAGAACCCATACTTATTAATAGCGCTTTACTAAGTGCACAATCAAGACAAAGACTTTACTGGACTAACATACCAAATGTTGAGCAACCTGAAGATTTAGGAATTGTTTTGAAAGATATTCTGATTGACGATTACGAAACAGAAAAAGATAAATCTTATTGTATAGATGCAAACTATTATAAGGGAGCTAGTGTTGAGCAATATAAAAAGAAATCTAGAAGACAGTTAGTGAGTAAAAAAATATCTGATTACAATTTATCAGATAAGATGAATAAAAGAGTTAGAGAAAACCCAAGATCTAGAGCATTCAAACCAAATCAAAAAAAAAGTGGAGCGTTATTAGCTAATCAAGCTAAAACATCTACAGATAGTTTGTATGCTTTGAGAAAGCCTAAACAAGTTGGTGTTGCTACTGACATAAACGGGCATGATATTTTAAAAAGAGTTTACTCAGAAGATGGCAAAGCCCCAACTTTAAATAGTATGGGCGGAGGTAATAGGGAACCTAAGGTTATGGTAAAAAGACTGCCGAAAGGATCTAGTGGTAAGTCTTGGTTCTTTGAGCAGCAAACATATATGGAAGATACAGATAAGACTGGCCCATTAAAATCTAGTTCAGGTAGTGGCAATATACCAAAAGTAGTGACAGGGGGTAGAGTAGTGGGTAGAGCTTATGATAAAGATGGTAAAAGATCAGATAGGTTTGGCGAATCAGTAGCGGGTAAAACTGAACAAATGTTAGAACTACGCCAAGATAAAAAATCTAACGCACTAACTACTGCACAAAAGGATAGCTTGGTAGTAACTGAAAAATCACATCCATTAAAAGAAAATTATTATAAATCTTCTAAAGCGAACTTTGAAAATGACACATCAAAAGGCGGTAAGTTTTCTGCAACAGGCGTGCAGTCAGAGGATCTTACTTGGAGAAAGTTATTGCCAATAGAATGCGAAAGATTGCAAACAGTTCCTGATAATTATACAGAGGGAGTCTCAAACACTCAGCGCTATCGCATGCTCGGAAACGGCTTTACCGTTTCGGTAATATCTCATATTTTTAACAATATTAAATAATTCTTCTGCCAGCTAACCTTTCTGCAAACTCAACTCTATCATCAAAATCTGTTGCTGCCGTCAATGGACCTGTTGCTACAGGAGTTATTTGTGGCATAGGTATGTTAGTGGTTCTTTGAGGAATGGTAATTCTATCTCTTAGATCTCGTAAAGTTTTTCTCTCACTTTCTAAAGCTTCTAAAGGATTTAATTCTTCTAATAAGGCTTGCCCTTCTTCTCCTGCTTCTTTAGTCAGATTATCTATTTGTACCTGTAATTGATCGCTTGGCACTAACAATCTAATACCAAATTGTCTGCCAGCTCTCTCTAAAGCATCTATAGCTTTTACAATGGATCCTTTATCTGTTTTAGCTGCTACTTTTAAAAAAGTTGCGTTACCCATAACAGTTTTCATAATACCTAATCCTATGATGGTTGGTAACATAGCTAAGTTCAAAGCTCCCGCAGCTATACCCGCAGCAACTAGAGTACCTGCTGTACCTCCTCTACCAACTTCTCCCGCCGTTAAACTTCTCATACCCTGTTCAAAAGCCCTTAGTGCATTCTTAGTTTCTGATCCGAACATAGCCTCTAACGTATCGTCTCCATAAGCATCTAGAGCAGATTTAAGATTTTCTGGTTTGAATATATCTGTAATTCTACCTGTACCTTTTCCAGGAGCATCAATAGCCTTTTCTAATATTTTACCCATACTAGCTTGTTGTATTCTTGCAAAGTCTGCGGGATCTAATGTTTCTTCTAATGCTCTTATAGCACTTGCATTTTTTGGTCTAAATGCTGCAGCAACAACTTCATCAGTAGATAAGTTTGGTAAATCTCTTAATATTCTATTGCTCTGAAATATTTCTAATTCACTTCTAGTTTTCGCAAGTTGTTCTAACTCTTGCATGAAAGCTTCTGTTTTTCCCAAACCTTTTTCTTTATTAAACTGTTTTATTAAAACAGATAAATCTTTAGCCTTTATATTTACATTTAATTTTTCTAACTCATCCATAGTCCTGAAAACATAATCAGCATCTTTACCAAATAAGACATTAGCTTTCTCTCTATCATTTGCATAAAGCCTTTTCACATCTCTAGCAAACTTTGTAAAGTCTATATTTTCTGTGACCCCATCTGTATTTTTGACAGCAGTTTGGTTGAAGAACCTTCTAATTAACCCCTGTCTTAGCTCTTCTGCCTTATTAGATGGAGCTTCATTAGGCTTCATAATTTTTAGATAATCGTCATATTCTCTTAAACCTCTAAATATTTTATCTAAATCATTACCACTAATATTTCCTTTGATTACTGTTTGATATATGTCATCAGCATCAGTCCCGCCTTTAAATGATTCACTAATCATTTTTTTCACTTTTAAGTTAGCAAAAGCATTCATATCTTCAGCATATCCTCTATTAACATCTCTCAGACTTCTTACTAAAGTGCTAACTTTTTTACCTGATTGTCTGCCTATGCCTGTATCACCTACTATGCCTTTGTAAAAGTTCGGATCTTCTACAGCACTAAATATACTTTTTCCAGGCTCAGAAAACTCTAAATGTCTATCATCTATTGCTTTTATAATTCTTGTTAAAAATGCTTCCTGTGAACCACCAAATAATCCTGCATGCTTTGCATTCAAAAGTTCAGATAAAACATTTCTAGATTTCTCTAAGAAAGGCACATCTATAAAATTCATAAAATTATTTTGATTCAACTGAATGTTTGGATTAATTTCTAAAAGAGTTTTAGCTGACTCTGCTTCTCCTCTAGCAATACGTAAAGTTCCTTCATACATAGCATCATAATCATCTAACATCTTAATACCTTTACCGTAAACACTAGCTATGGTTGCATCAGCTTCAGATGCTCCAAAATCGTCAGGAAGTCTAGCTTTAAGAGCATTTAAATCATTTCTAAGCTCATTTAATATAGGTCTTATACCATTATATAGCTCTACTTGTACTGAAGCTTGTAGAGCCTCTTCTGTGGTTGTAAGAGCATCTAACATTTGCTCATCAGTTAGTTCGTCAGCGTCTCTAGCTGCGACAACTTCATCTCTATTTTTAAATCTTGGTGGAGTTTTAAAATCTATAAGATCACCAAATAATCTATTGAGTTGTTTGTATTGACCACCATAATTAGTTTGTATCATTTCTCTTGCGGATTGAAGCGTGTTTTGAATCTCTGCTCCTATCTCTCTTGAAGACAAAACACCACCTGAAGTTTCTGATAAGGCTTTTGGTCCAGCTACATTTTCAAGTACATCATCTAATAAAGTAGAAAGTTGTTTTTTGACATTTTCATCTGCTTGGCTCAAAGCAGTATATTTAGCTGTAATCTGTTCATCTAAAGATCCTTTTGTAACCTCATCAATATATGCAGATAAATTATTTTGATCTGAATCAATAAGTCTAAGTAATTTGTTAAGTTCTGCATTTAAATACTTTTTGGTTTTACCTGTTCTAGCGTCTCCTAATACAGTCTCTGCAATTTTCTGAAATCTTCCAGGTATGGCTCTGTTCAAAGCATCTTGTGATGGGACTGCTCTTTCAGCAAAAACTTCTATTTGGCCAGCTTTTATAGCTTTTTTTATTTCAGCTTCTGTAGCCTCTCTACCTAAATTTTTGTCTAACTTCATTAAATCTATAATAGATCTACCTAAGTTAGCTTGTTGTATAAATCTTAAATTGTCGAATGGAGCTTTTTTACCAAACATGCTTCCATATAAAAGACCAAGACCCTCTCCAAGCCCTTGTCCAAAACCACCCAAAAGTGCTTCTTGCCCTAAAGTTTGAGCGAGTTCATTACGGTCTTGTAATTGAAATCCCTCTGCTGCATCTAACGCTTCCTCTCCGCCTTTACCCGCAGCTGAACCAACGGCTGCTTGTATTATTCTTGCAGCTCTACCTGAACCTAAAAAAGAAGAAACTATTTTTGCTAATCTAAGTTGTGGAGACATCATTATGATAGCTCCCGCTATTGGACCTACAACTCCTGAAAAATCAGATAAATCTCTACCAAAATTTACTTCTCTCTCATCTATAATTACGTTTTTAGCTATCTTTGTGCCATCACTTAAAGTTACAAATTTTTGTAACTCAGGTAAACCAAGCTCTTCTAAGCCTTCATGTGTTACAGCTAACCTACCTCTTGAATCTCTTGTAAAACCACTTGTCCCTAAAATATTAGTAGCCACTTGGTCTTGTTCAGCGAAAGGGTTTGGACCTTTAGTTATTTCTGTTCTACCTAATTTAGATCTTAGACCTCTAATATTTGGTATACCTGTTTCATAATCAAAAAGAATGTTATCTACATCGCTAGACAACTCACTCGTAAGTATTTTTGATTTTGCTATTTTTCTAGCTTCCTCTTCATTATTAGCTTCAATAATTAAAGAATTACTGCCATCAACATTTACTCTGAATCTTTGCATTATAAATCTATGTCTACTATTGGCTGATATGAAGTCGCAGCAGTTGCAACATAAGGGGCAAAAGGATCATCTGCTAATACTGAATTTATACTACTTAATTTTGAAAGTATGGTATCAAAACCTCTTGAACCAAACTCAGGCGATTGCAAGAATCTCATTTCATCTTGTATATCTCCCTGTCTTGCACGGTTAGCTAATTGTAATTTTTCTAAAGATTTTTCTAGTTTAGTTATTGCAATATCTGGAGATTCATCAATTTTTATACCGCCAAACACATCTTTGATTATATCTCTATCTAAGTTTGAAATGGTTCTACCTGATTCTCCTAATATGTCTCTAATATTACCTTGCCTTACAACTTCAATTAATTTGTTAATTCTTGTTCTAGCAGATTGATCCTCAGGTCCTTCATCATAACCAAATAAAGCTTGTACCCTATCTCCAAGTTCAGCCATAAATCCAGGTATACCGCCTAAAGGCTCTCCTGTTTCTCTAGCTTTTTTAAATATAGATAATGCTTCTTGAACAAACCTTATACCTGCTCTACCGCCTTCGTATTCCTGAATTTTTAAATTAATATTTTGTCCAGAGTCTCTTAATGCTTTTAAGTCAGTTGCTTTGAGAGCTGTTTTTGTAGCTCCTTCTGCTCTTGCTTTTGCTTCAGCAGCTTCTTTTTGTCTTCTTAAAGTTACTGCATCAGCAGCCCCACCTGCTAATCCTAAATCTACTCTACCTGTTTCAACTAATTTACCGCCTACTGCGCCAAGAAAGTCTAATGCTAAGTCAGGATCTACTAATGGTTTGTAAGTTTTAGCTACCTTTCTTTTTTCAACTTTAGGTTCCTCTTTCTTCGTAGGGTCAAAAGGTATATCTATCGTTTGTGTAGGATCAAAAATAGCACTAGGTGTTTCTACAAAATCTTCTTCCTCAACTTGTTCTTCTATTGGCAATTCTTTTTTTACAGCATCTCCTAAATCACCTAATCTTTGTTGCATAATTTTATCTTCTGAAACTTCTTCAATCATTCCATAATTTTTTAATGCATTTGTAATATCTAATGTTTGATCTGTATAACTTCTTTCACCGGGCAATTCATCAGGCACTCCAAAAAAAGCAGTTTCAGTTACATAACCTAAATCTCCCGTAAAATTTTTAATTTTTCTTACAGCGTCTTGAAATAAAAAAGTAAAATTTGAAGGTGTCGTGGGACCACTACGTAACCTCTGCTCGATAGCTTCTGCTGATCTTGGAGCAGATTCAATAGCAAATATGTTGCCAGTTTCTCTTACGGCTTTTGATGCTTCTCCTAAAGCTTTGAGTAATCCAGGTTCTTCTAAAGATGCAAATTTATACAATATTTTAGATGCATCTTGACCAGCATCAAAAGTTTTATCTCCAATAATTTGATAAATAAATTCAGGGCGTGCTTGTGGTGATCTACTATTTAACTGATTGATAAATTTATCAGTTAATGTAAAAACTTTTCCGCCTACGGTAAATTGTTTTGATTCTAAAGGTATTCTGCTAGGAGACATTATAATTTGATCAAAAGACTCGCTACCTTTTAATGGCTCTTCTAAACTTGGTGTTGTGTTCAACAAATCACTAAAGTTATCTACGCCTGTAATATTTATATTACCTATACCGACAGGATCTACAGTAGGAACAGGTATGGCACTAGGTCTTGGAAACTCTAAGCTTGCAGCCATAACTTTAGGAGTTTCTTTACCCTCTACTATTTCTTCTACTTCTGCTAAAGATAATCCTGACACTCCAAATGAAGATGCATATTGGTTTACTGCATCAAATATTTCTCTTGCAGTTTTAGTCCCATCATTTAGATTTGCTGCATAAGCTTGTAAATTAACAGCAGGAGAGTCAGCCTGTCCTCCATTTTGAAACATTCTTCTTTTTAATACACTCATTATGCGTTCTGCGAATAAGGGTTTTCAGCCGTAGGTTTTCTTAAAGCAGCATACATGCTTAATCCAGCTCCTGCTCCTACTGCTGCAGGATCTCTTGGTATGCCGTAAGTAGTTTGCAATTGTCTTTGGCCAGTTCCTAAACCGAAGGTAGGTAATAAACCGCCAGCAGTTTTAAGAGTGTCCAAACCTAAATTTTGTTGTGCTGCCTGTTGTGCAAAAAGAGCATCTAACTGAGCTTGGTCTAAACCTCTCTGCAATTGTCCAAAAGAAGATAGATTTCTTATATCTTCTGTTTGTCCTTTTCTTAATGCATCAGCTAAGTCTTTTTGCGAAGTAGCAGACGCTCTGAAAGCTCCTGCTTCAGCTGCTCCAAGATCTCCTAATAAACTAGCAAGTCCTGTTTGAGCTGCTCTTGTACCTCTAAAATCTTCTCTAGCAGCATCTAAAGATTGCCTAAATCCACCAGATCTAATGTTGGCTAAACTTTCTGCTAATCCTCTACCTCTAGCTCTTTCTAAATCTTCTCTCTTTAATCTGCCTCTAGAACCAAAAGCAGACTCGCCTGCTCTTGAAATGTCGTCTGCTAATAAAGCTTGATCCTCTACAGCAGCTCTTCTATTAAAATCATCTATTGTTCTTTGTATTACTTGTTCTTCAAATGGATCGTAGTATTGATCTATCATGCTTGGATCAAATTCCATATCAGCAGCTCTTCTACCTATTTCTCTTGCTGCGGTTGTACCTTCTAACAAAGCTTCCAAACCTGAACCAAATTGTCTTTCGGCAGTTTCTAAAAATGGTCTAAAGGAATCTAAACCTTCTTGTTGTCTAGCTATAGCTTGTTGTTCTAGCTCACTAAGTCCCGCTACTTCTTTTAATGGAACACCAGATTGTAATCTCTGTTGCGTAATCTTTCTTAATTGATCAATAAAACCAGGTGTATCGGCAGAGCCAAAATATAGTTCTCTAATTAAAGGATCTACAGTAGTTAAGTTTTCTACTTGTGATGCAATTATAGGATCAACAGCTCGTTGATCGCTAAATGGAACGATATCGGAAGGGTTATTATAAAACTGTGCACTCATGCGAACCTCTCAAAATGTTTCATTAATTTCATCATATTAGCTGCGCCTTTCTTTCTGTTTGGTTTACCGTTTGGTATTAATTCTAAACCAACTTTTGATTTTGTAATTTTAAATCCTCCTGCTCCGTTGTTAGCTTTCGCAGTCATAACAAACTCGCCATCACTTAACATAGCTGGTATATCATCTGAGGTTCCTGTACCTGGACCTATTGATTCCCCACCACCTCGCATATCTAGTTCAGCTATACCACCTTCAGCAAAACCAAGATCAAAACCTCTAGAATAAGGTTGTGGTTCTGGTCTTAAATCTCTTATATCTTTTTGACCAAACTGATATTTCTTAGCTTCTTTCTCTGCTAACTTACCGTAGGCAGTAGATAAAGCTAACAAAGCAGGATCTATATTTGAAATAGATCCAAAGAAGGTATCTTTAAGAACATCACCTAAACCTTTTTTTGTTGCTTCTGCAGCGTCTTCTGCAAGTGAATAATCAGAAATGGTTGGTACATAACCAGCTGCTGATAAATCAGAAAAACTTGGTTGTGTTGGAACGCTACCTACTACCTTCATAACTTCATCAACTTCGCCACCTATTAAAGATTCAGCTCCTGATGCATCTGTAGTTGGAGACATAGTGCCTTGTTGTACCACATCTGTGCCAGTCATAGCGGGTTGATTGCCTGATGTAAGCTCTGTAGTAACATTTCTTTTGTCTAATAAAGTTTGCATTTCAGGACTAACACTAGCTCCTGCTTTTACGCCCTCTGCAAAACCAACCCCATCTTTTACACCTTTTATACCGCTTGCAATAGTTGCCATAGCAGCAGCAGACGCAGCTCCTTTGGCTCCTTCAGTAAGTACGTCTTTTGGCTTCTGTCCACCTAAAAATGATCCTGCGGCGGCTCCTATACCACCCGCAGCGGCGGCAGCTCCTATCGCAGTACCACCCATAGCTAAAACAAATGGAGCAGCAAACGGCAATCCTACTGCAAGTCCTACTGCAGCTATCGGAGCTATTTTCTTACCTAACTTCTTTAATTTCTTTGATACGCTGCCTTTAATACCTAAGGCTCTTTTTAAACTAAATCCGTATTCAGGCAGTCCTGTAATAGGATTAATAGAAGCAGAATCTGAACCTACAAAAAATGAATCAAAATCATCATAACCTTTGTCCTCTAATTTCTTTTTAAGGGACATGAGCAGTTTGTTGTCTAGTATATCAGGCGGTAAAACCATCTCGCCTGTAGCCACATGAGCTAACGTATCGTCTTCAAATCTTCCTAATGTAGCTATACCTTTTAAATTTTCTCTTAATTCTTGCATATCATCATGAAATTGTAATTGTTACTGCTCCTAAAGAGGAGGTTATAAATGCAGGAAACTTAACATTCTCGTTAGTTACTGTAAGTAAGGCGAAGGGAGTGCTTAAATTAACAAACTCTACCCCATCGAATAATTGTAGGCTGTTAGTAGTTGTGTTAAAAATCAACGAACCTTCGTTGAAGTTTAGCTCATCTCTTTCAGCTTCTGTTAATTGTAGCGTATTGTTTGGGTCAAAACTACCTAAGTTGATCTCTAAAATACGAACTAATCTATTGAATAATTCAGGAGTTACCTCATTACTAGCTAAAGGTAATCTTGTAGTTAATAGCTTTGACATTACCTTCTACCATCAGGTCTTAAATCTAATCTAGTAGATCCAAACCTCCAACCAACTCCAACATTAGTATCATCTCCATCATTTGATGCTATTCGTATGACTGCTTGTCTACCTCTAGCTCTTATGTGTGATTGTTGAGTAGTGGGATTTATAGTTGATGTGCTTGCCGTTGATAGAGTGTCGCCAGGAAAGTTTCTAGTTTTAGTAATTATATTTACCGTAGAGTTAGCGTCTGTATCTAAAAATTTTATGTCAGGTATTAGCCTTCTCATAAATACAAACTGATCGCCGTCACCTATATCAAAATCTGATGATTCAATAAATACGTTAGTCATCTCAGAACCATCATCATCAAACCCATCTTCATGCTCGTATAAATAACCACCTGATACAGCTTGCGGGTAACTTTCTATACCAGCATCTAACCAAGCTGTTCTTGATAATTGTCCGTAGTACCAAATGTTATCTCTATAATTAAATATTACATATCTATCTATCTCTGAAGAACTAGCAGAAGGATAGTACCAACCAACTTCAGAATGTTTATTATTGGTGAATGCTTGAACTTTATAAATTTGTGCGTCATTTATATCGCTAAAAACGTAATTTTTAACCGTACAAGGCAGCTCTGCTACGGTACCGTTGTAAGTGTAAAAAGAATCGTAAGACATAAAATAAACACCATCAGGAGCTGTTACTGCTGCTTTAGGTCCAACCAATCCTGTTGATTCGTTAATTAAATTTAAAGCAAATGTAAATGGAGGACCTACAAACTGCATGTTATAAACAGAGGTATCAGTAAATATTATAATCTCTTGTCTTGACTTAACTGCTCCCATAATCTGAGATCCAGAAGATAATCTTAACGAACCCGCAGTATTAGTTAGCTTAGGCTCAAACTCTAATAAATTCTCTTGATCACTAAAAGCAATAAACATAGGATCTATAGCTTGAGTTCTTGCTGTACCAGCTGCGTTCAAAGGATCTGCCCCAAGAACAATTAAATGCCTATCAACTTCCGAAGTTAAAACCTGTAGCCCTAAAGTTGGTACAAGATTTGCTCCTGTAATACCTGAAAGTTCTTGACCTCTTTTAGTATTTTCTGAAGACGCTGCACTACTAGGTAAACCGACACTTTGATCCCATCTATAGATACCACCTCCTCTTACGTTGAAAACTAAATCTTCGCCGTAATTATCATGCGTATATATTCTAAGTTGGTTTGTTGCTGATAAAGGAGTTGAAGAACCCCAACCGCCTGATCCCCAAGCGCCTACACCCCAACCAGTAGATTGCACAAATACATCAAGACCTGTATTTATTTGATAGTAGCCATCAACGCCTGCTCCACCATTACCTGAATCACTAGAATTTGCTGTTACTGTACTACCTGATGTGTCTTTAGCTATAATTTTGTATGAGTCACCATCAACAATAGAGGCGATTTGATACTCCTGATTTAATACAGTTGCAGTAATGTTACCACCTAACGACACAGCGCCTTCAATACTAACAAAGTCATTTTGTACCGCTCCATGACCTGTATCTGATACTGTTAATTCTGATGAGCCATTTGTAGCAGAGAAGGTTATGCTATTTGTGCTTTCCTTTCTTATTGGGGTTATATCTGAGAAACTTGCATTATTCTCTACCACATAATATTTAAAATGCGTACCAACACCTAAAAATTTTGTACCAGCCAAAGATATCCAATTGTGTAAAGCCCTAGCAGTCCCTTGGTATGCTTCATTTATAAGTTTTGACCAACCTCCAAACTTCTCTGGCCTACCCATACGAAATCTAACTAAATTGCAATCAAACCATCCGCCCTCATTATCATATGCGGTTCCTTCTCTATTTATGCCTGGTCTGAACTCTTGTCTTTGTAGTGTCATTTGTTTCTAATAAAAGTTGTTCAAGAGATTGATTTAAACTCTGTAAAGTATCTACTTGCTCTAAGTATTCTACCTTTTTATTAAAAGTTTTTGTCAAATTCCTGTTTGGAACAAAAACAACTTTATCTATCATAAGTGCTACAAATGCAAAAATATCAACTTCATCAGATGCGTAAATCCTTTTAGATACTTTGTTTGTTTGTTTTTTTGCTATATCCCAACGACACCAAAGATCTTTTTTCTTTAAAGATGTAGCATTCGTAGTTTTTACCTGTATTTTGTAGTTTATGTGATCCTTAACAACTAAAAAATCAAACCTACTGCTTGCTTCTGCAAAGTAAATGTCGTCAAAAACTCTAGACAAATAACTTGCCGCTAGAAACTCTCCTGACCTACCAATCATTATATTTTGGGGGGTCATGCGCCTCCTGTTTAAAATAAGCTCTTATAAACTATAGGTAAAAGCAAGCTTATAATAATACCTGCTATCCACCATAATCTTTGTGAATTTACAGATATCATACTTTCTAATCTATCAAATCTTTCGTAAGCATGAGTCCATCTTTCTGAACATACTTTTTCATGAGTTTCTAGTTGGTTGGCTACTTCTTTGACGGTAGATCTAGACATTAATAACTCCATATAGTAGGTCTCTGCTTACCATGATTAACCTCTGCAATATCTAAATGTATGAAGCGACCTTGCCCTTTTTGGTTTACTCCTATACCTGTAAAGCCATGTTTAGGAGCGGTAGCAACTATTTTGTAAGCTTGTTCTCCATGCGACAAAATATCTACAGCAAACCCCATAGCGTGTGTGCCAGGTTTACTTTTATTTACTTCATTAGGATGTTCAGGACACCTATAACCAGAGGTAATTACAAAAGGAAACCCTAGTTCAGTTCTCAAACTTTGTAATTTATCTACTAAATTGTGGCTTATTAAATTTTTGCCACAATGTCTACAAGCAAATTCGTCTAAGTTAAAATTTTCCCAAGTCATTAGTTTCCTTTTGTCACTTTTTCTTTCTTTTCATAAGTTCTAAGGCCAGCCATTCCTAACATAGCCATCAATATTGTCGATAATTGACTAAACTCAAACTCAGGTAAATCAACTTGTATACCTGCTATTCCAATAGCAAACTGAATCATAGGCGCAAGTATAAAATGATAAAGCATAGCTAAACTACATACCCAACCAACACTCGGTCTCCAGCCAGCTACAAACCAACTTTTACTTGCAGCTTCAATCTTGTTTACCTCTATTTGGGCAAGGTTAGCAGTTTGTAATTGTGTCTTGAGTTCATGCTCAAGTTTCATTTTTAAATTCTTATCTGCAACAAATTTATTTAAAACATTTCCCGCTATACCAACTACTGAATTTGTTATTGGATCTGCCATTTTTACCTCAAGTTTGATGCACTAAAAACTAATACCAAAACTATCAAACAAAATAATCCTATTGAGCCAAACATCTTGTATGCTTCTAACCTTTTAGCCTTTTTTCTAGCTTCTATATCAGCTTTACTAGGTCTGCCTCTTCTTGCGTATTTAAAAGGTTTTGCTTTAGCCATTTTACTCTTCCTCATCATATTCTGGATCGTAATTAGTTACTTTGTATAACCCATCATAATGTACGTTTTCATTTTCCATGTTACGTTAAGTTTATAGTATAAGTATAAGTTGCGCCAGTCGGCGAAGTGTATTTTGCATTTATAGCTTTGCCAATATAGCTTGTTGGCAAACCACCATTAGTATTGTCAAATCCCCAAGTAAGTTGAGATTGATCTCCGTTTGCCGCGGTGGCGTAAGTGCCTTGCGTCCTTTCTGTGGAATCAATGTTATTTGAAGTGGTAGAAATAGAACCACTACCTGAGTTTACTAAACCTACTCTACTAGTCACAACAGCAGCTTCAGTAGCACTTGTCACCCAACAAGAAAAAGTTTCTGTGCCGCTGCCGAATCCAGATACACATTTTAGAGTCAAGGCTAATCCTCTGCCAGCAGCGGTGTTAAACGTAAAAGTAAAACTACCAGCGCTATAACCGCTTACGGCATCAGAATAATTTCCAAAGTCTTGTGAATTATAGCCGTCTGTTATACGCCCGCCTATATATCTTTGCGTAAACCCGGGTAAAATGCTTGGATTAAAAGTAACAGTAGCGTATTTAGACCTGCCATAGAACTGCGACATAGATATTTGCGAACCGCTTGAAATCACTCCGCCTAATTTACGAAAAGCAGCTTCGTTCATGTCTCTAGCTGCTGTAGCCGAAGCGTCTAGTTCTAAATTAATTGATTCTCCTGCGGTGGATCCACCAAGGGATATAGGACCTGAACTATTAAGTTGGTCGCTCATTTTTTAAGTTCTTCTATTTCTGCTTTTAGTTCCTTGATGCCTTCGATTAACAAAGGCACTAGTTGTTCGTATCTGACTGCTTTTGTACCGTCAGGTCTAGTTGCACAAGCTTCTGGCAAGATAGCTTCTATTTCTTGAGCCACAACACCCACATCAGACTTACGGACAAAGTAATCGTCCTCGCCGCCTCTTTCTTTTACAACTTCATCTTTCCAATCAAAATTGTAACCAGAGATAGCTTGTATTTTTTCAATTGAGTTTTCTATTGGATTTAAGTTTTCTTTTAAACCTATGTCCGAAGAATAGTAAGCTGTAATGTTATTAGTGGCTCTTATTTCGCCAGAAGTTCCTGATCCTGCTGTTCCCACACCTAAACTGTCTGCTCTTAAATCGTTTGATACAGTTAAATCATCCGCTATGGTTATGTCTTTGTTTCCATCTATTGTTATGACAGGATCTGAGCCAACAGCTGTTCCCGTGCCTATAATAAAATCGTTTGATGAATCATCTAAAGCAACATAAAAATCTTGAGCATTACCATCAAATACTATTTTAGCGTCTGTTTCTGTTCCATCACCTAAAGTAAACGTAGGAGTTGTTCCCTCTATACTTAACTGGCTTGTAACAGATAGACCTGAAAAAGCATCTATTACACTTGCTCCAGATCCTGCGCCATCTGAATATACTACTGCTGTGTCGGTAGGACCTATAGTTACCGTATTTCCTGATCCTTGTTTGATAATTATGTTTTGCGATCCGCTAGTTGCGTTTTCAATAATCCAAACTTTAGATACAGTGTTGGGCCCAAGAGTGATGGTGCAGGCAGAATCTAGTGTGCCTGTATATTTTAAATATAAGGATCTGCCGGGGTCAGTAGCACCATCAGCTATAGTTGTTGTGTGCGTATCAGCGTTTGTTGTTATGGCTTCTGTGCCGTAGCTAAACGCTTCTGCTATAAGTTCTAAATTAGTGTTGGTAGACGTACCCCAAGTACCCGACTCATCACCTGTGGCTATTTCTTTTAGCCTTAAATCATTTACATACGTTGCCATATCATGCTACCTCTTCCCAAGATGGTGTTTGATTCTCATTTATCTCTGACCAACTCGGAGTTTGTGTGTCTGTAATATTACTATAATTAGGAGTTTGTGTGGTATCAAATTCAAACCAGACTATAAGATTCTCGCCTACTTCCCCTGTAGCGGATACCCCGGCTAACGAAACGTTTGCATCGGCATTAGGCGTGACCGTGCCAAGAGCGCTGGTTCCTGCTTGTCCAGTTAGAGTTAAATTAGCTTTACCTGTTACTGTAGGTGTGCCGAGTGCACTAGTTCCAGCTTGGCCTGTTACGTTTACGTTAGCTTCTGCATCTACTCCAACAACAGTTACCGATCCTACAGAAGCAGTTACCGTAGGCAGAGCGACCACGGCTTGTGCGTTTACGCCCGGAGCAGAGAAAGCTGCTGTAGCGCTTTGTCCTGCTGGCGTGACGTTTGCCTCTGCATCGGTAGCTACCGTGCCTAAAGTAGAAGTGCCTGCTTGACCTGTAACCGTTACATTAGCTTCAGCATCTATAGTAGGTGTGCCAACAGATCCTGTGGCCGCGAGTCCTGCAACACCAATCTCACCACCAGCAACAATGGCTATTCCGCCTAACGCAGAAGTTCCTGCTTGACCTGATGGAACTACGTTAGCTTCAGCGTCGGTGGTTACGCTTACCGAACCTACCGAACCCGCAAGACTTGGTAGAGTTGCTATGGCCTGTGCGTTAACACCAACACCAGCTACCGCTGACGTACCCGCTTGACCGCTTGGTGTTACGTTTGCTTCAGCATCTACACTTATAAGTAGTTGTGTAGGATCAGATAACGAAGCAGTTGCAGCTACACCTGATATGTCTACTTGTACGGGGGTTCCACCTAATGACGCAAAAGGCGACTGAGAAAAGGCGGATATACCAAACATGTTAGCTCTCCGCTATTTCGTTGATGGTTTTAGTTTCGGTTTGTTTGATTTCTACAGACGCAGTAAGTTGTTGTTCAAAGACAGAGAGCGCTGCGGACAATACATCTGTTTGTCGCATGAGATCTTCTTTTTTCATGCGTAGTTCTTGTATCTGACTCAACAAGTATTTTTGTTGATCGTTAAGATCAGCTACTTCGTAGTCTTTATCGTTTATGGTAATCGTGTCTGGCATTAGCTACCCTC